CTACGATAACCGCGCATTCAACATGGCTATCTGTTCGTCGTTCATGTCATCAATCCACATACCGTAAATTTCATACCCCATCTGCGCAGTTTCATGCCCCATTTGGCTGGCTATAAATGCCGGGTTCGCTCCTGCCGTCAACAGCCAGCAGGCAAAAGTATGCCGCGTATGGTACGGATTACGGCGGCGAATACCAGCACGTTTTACTGCTGCATTCCACCTTGCCCCCAAACTGCTTACCGAGTAATAAGGTTTTTGTTTTCCGTTACACACCCTGGGCATGAAAACAAAATGCAGTTTTTGCTTTTCGGTTCTGCCGTACTCCCGATGATAAAAGGTGATTTCGCTTTTGCGATGATGCCCGGTCAGTTTGTATTGCTCCTTCAGTGCTTCAAGAGCAGGCTGCAGTAGTGTTACTGTTCGGATCCCGGCATTTGTTTTTGGGGGACCGAACATATCAAGTATCGTCAGGTTTCTTCTGACATTCCCTATTCCCTTTTCGAGATCCACATCCTCCCACGCCAGAGCTGCCAGTTCCCCGTGACGAAGTCCTGAGTAAACGGCAAATTTCCACAAGTTCTGGCTCTGTCCTTTTTCACTTTCCATTAATGCATTGAATTCTGTTTTAGATAACGGATCAGGCTTTATTCTGTTTCGCTGTAATTTTTTTACTCCTTCAAATGGTTTAGTTGATATAAATCCCGACTGATACGCAAAACGCAACAGCGAACAGAGCAGGGCGATATAGTTATCAACTGTGCGCACGGTTCTTCCTTTTTTGTTGGATCTTGGATTATCCAGGTAAAGCGTTTCTCCATGCAGCAGTTCATTCCGGTAGTTTAAGATATCGCTATAACGAATATGTGATATCGGGGTACTTTCACAAATTATTATTCTGAGTGTTTTTAATTGTGATTTCGTTTTCTTCATTGTGTTTGTTGTTAACTCTGTCTCTTTAATTTTTGTCCAGATATCACAAAGCTCTCCGAACGTTTTTATGACTCTCGTTGTCACCATTTTTGCCCCAGTGCTGGACTGGGGAAAACGTCTTAAATACTCAAATTCACCGGAGTTTATTTCATGAACTATCAGCGATCTTAAATTTCCGGCCTTTTTAATATTACTGTTTGTAATCTCCCAGCCTTTTAATGTTTCCCGACATCGTTTTCCTCGAAACATGAACCAGATGCGAATGTATCTACCTCTAATCTCGACACCTGTTGGTAATTTAGACATATCATGAGTCTTTGATAAACTGATTTATCTTTGGATAGTTGTACCAGATAATCCCTCGTTTGCTGTCTGGCTTACCTAAAGGAGATACTCGTTTGAAGTGGAAGCCCTCCACCCAACAGTTCTGGCGGTATGCTTCAATTTGTCTGGCCCCCAGACCAGTGCGAAGCATCAGGCCGTATTCAACCATCCACTCTTCATTAAAGATTACTTGTGCCATCGCATCACCTCTGGCAGGCGCCAATGTTAGACTGAAATTGACGCCCGATGTTGATTATTAATAATCAGCTATGAAGTTTTAATTTGAATACAATGCAATTCTCGAGGACTGAAGTTTCTCGCAATTAAAATTTATCAGTTTTACTTTCTGCTCTCTGGAAACGCCTGCTTCTTTTTTACCTGAGAGCATTTTTTCGCATTCTGATTTCGTTAGTTTAGATTTTGAATATCTTGTCCAGTTAGTAGGAGTGCCACCTTCCTTTTCAATAGTGGCGGTAATTTTATACATGAACACCTCCATTATTATTTCCAGTGGTTCGTTTATTCCATCTTTCGAGTGCTTCTTTTTCACTTCCACCATAACCGGTTCGGGATTCGCATCCGTTACACTTCGCTCGGTAATATCCTGAAATGGCTTTCACCGTTACTGATGGACAACCACAAAATGGACATGGTTTAACATTGTCATATCTCATAATTTTTCTCATAAAAAATATTTCAAGTTGGCGGTGCATTACACCGCCAGGCTGAATTATTCCTCTGAATTATCGATTACACTGTATTCCCCGGTTAATACAGAGGAATCTGCAGGATCGATTGTCAGTGGTTCCTTTTCATCCATTGATACTGCACGCTGGATCTCAATTGATACGGGCAGATATTTGAACAGGCGACGAATAGCCGTTTTCTTTGCCATTTCTTCCCAGTGAGTTACCCACGGCCCGTTATTACCAGCTTTACTCAGGCTGCGCACCAGCTCAATCTGTTTGCGCGTCATAACTTCAAACTGAGTACCTCCGTCTTTCAGTCTTGCGACAGCATAGACGTGGGTAACCGGGGCATCTTCGTTTTCTCCCGGGCGGTGTATTAACTTTTCATCAAGGCCAAATTCGAAGCTAAACTCGTCACCTTCACGGACAACACGGGCTGACAGGCTGGCGATTTGACCAGAACGGCGAGCCAGATCAATCATGCCGCGATAGCCAATGATTAGCTGAACGTTCTTTTTACCGCTCTTTTCGTTTTTATTACCAAAAGGCAGTAAATATGCATGACCGAGGGCGCTACCTGGCTCAAGTCCGAGCTGTGAACACTGTACGATCGCACTGACAAAACTCATAGTGTCACAGTTTCCTAACGCCGGAACTTTACGAATTTCTGTGGTGGCGATACGGATCATACGTTCAGCCGTCATATGGCGTGGAAGAGCTGCTGCCAGTTGCTCTTTCATTGATGGCTGGTTAATAAAACTAATCACGTCGCTATTTTTAACTGCTGCTGGTGCACGGTTTCCCTGAGTTTTTTGCAGATCGGCTTTTGCGATTGGTGGTTGCTTAGTCATTTGCATATTCCTTAGCCCAGCGGGGCAGTGATAATGTCTTAATAGCTGGCCATTCATCGGTATTCAGGCAGTCAGACAGGGTTCGCAGATTGCGGTGATATTCCTGTTGACCTGCCAGTTTTGCTTCTTCGCCCATCATGAAAATTTCAACCGGATAACGTCCGCATTCAATAGTTGTGCTGGCAACCAGAAAAACGAAAGTTGGCTGCACTCCAAACTGTGCTTCATAACCGTCACTGTAGAATGCATCCTGAACGTGATAGCGGTAGTCGTAATAAGCGGTTTTGAATCGTTGAATATCCGCCGTAGTTTTCACGTCCATGATCCAGTGAAATTCAGGGATAATTTTGTCCGGACGGCACCGACACAAAATTCCTGTTTCAGGATCTTCCCAGTAAATTGATGATTCAGCGTGTCCGGCGCTTTCAACAAGCCATTGCCCCAGCGGCAAAGCCATAACGCTTTGATACATGAGTTCAATTTTCCGGCCTTCTTCCGCAGTGATAACCGTTTTTCCTGTGCTTGCGCATTCCATCAGAAACGCTTTCTCTTCTTCTTTTCCGGCGTTTGTACGGCGGTTAAATTCAGGTGCTACGATAAAGCGGTTACTGAATTCTTCCGGTTCAAGTACCCGGCAGTGGAAAGCAGTTCCTAAATCGAGCGTTTTTGTCTTTGTGGTGTCCACGGGGGCATTTTTACGCCACAAATATAGTGCCGGAGTATCAGCAATGTCATCGAGCTGAGACTTACTGATACCGGGACCCGCGTGGTAATTCTCATTCGAAATTCCGTAATAAATACCTGGCTCTATGTCTTCTACGATTACGGGATCTGCGACTTCGCCAGTTTCATCACTGCAATCGCGATGCGGATCGCTGCCAGCATTCTCATTGTGCGGATGTTCAGCGCCTTCCATTTCCTCCGGATCATTTTCCTTAGCTTCAACCTGACTCTCTTCATCGAATGTTTCCTGGTATGTTGCGTCGCCCATCACCGCACCACAGTCAGGGCAGTTATCCCCGCCAGTCTGGCCGCAGGCATTGCAGGCTATTTCCGGTTCCTGTTGCACTACTGGCTCAGGTTGATTCATATCTGGGCTGGTTTTTTCCGTTTCTGGCTGGTTCTGGTACACACAATCGCGAGTCTGGATCCCCTTTACCCATTTCGGATCGTTCGGGTCGCTAATTCCGTCAACAAATTCACCACGTGATGCAGCAAGCAACTTATTGGCGTCAGGCTGGCTGATATTGGCTGCCTGCATAATTTTGTTTACTTCGTCAGCGGTAACTTTTACCGGCTCTGGTTGTGCGATCGTGTCAGATGCACCAGTATTTTGTTGTGAACCTGAGTACGTGCCGTTTTTACGTGCGAAGTATTCCTCTTTTGTGATTTCCGTAGCTCCCAGGGCCAGTGCTTTTTCCAGACCAGAAAGTTTGTTTGCGCGACCGTATTTTTCGCCGTCCTTATCGGTGAAAAGGAAGTAGAACGGTCCCTCACGCTCTACAGATGGTTCGTCTTCCACTTCGCATTCGGTTTTTTCGTTGTCCGGCATTGCCGTTTCCACTGCATCAGTTTCTGGTACTGGTGACGGGAGAGTACCAGCTGTGCCCTGATTTGTTCCTTCGTCATCTTCAAACACGCCCTTGGTAGTCAGGTATTCAGTGATGTATTTGTTCAGTGCTACGGGATCTTTGTGAATGTCGATCGGACGCTCACGGACAAGGCCAAAAATAGTCTGACGGTCGTAGCGAACGGCATCGGGTTGTTTGCGCATTGATGCGGAAATGCGCTTCCAGTCTTCGCGATCTTTGTCGATAACTTCATTTTTTGCCCAGCGATGGATGCTGCCGTCAATGTTTCCGGTATCAATATCGCCAGGCCAGAGAGCGTAGGCCAGTTCTTCATCCAGCGTTTTCCATGTCTGCTTGTATTCGCGACAAATGGCGGCAGTGACTGGGTTGATTTTTCCTGCTGAGTTTTCAGTGTTCTGTTGATTGACTCTGGCGCTGGCGAGATCAACAACAGACGTGTATTTTCCAGTCTCTTTGCGCTCTGCGTCCTGCCGTTTTTTCCAGTTACGTAATTCAGCCTGAATTTCGGGCCATTTGGCACCCGGATTACATTTGTGTTTAACCCATCCGATAGCGAACAGTTTGCGTTCCGGATACATAGCGTTAATTTCAGGCGTTTTCATCAGTGCTTCAACGATATGCCCGTCAAAGGTAGCAACGTCTTCCTGCAGTAATTCCTGCGCGTCAATCGCCATATCAACGGTGATGTTTTCACATGTACCGAACTTAACCAGGACCGCGTTCTGTACTTCAAGGGACAGCTTGTCAAAATTGACGTTCATCGGATCGGATTCTGGTTCGACCGGAATAAAGGAAGCGGATTCCTCATCCCAGCGGTTTTCCTGCATATATTCAGCATCCCAGGAATCGAGGGCAGGGCGGGGTATACCGGGTTTATCCTCGCAAACAAGAAATTTATAAGCGCAGTCCTGAGCAGCCGGATAATGTTCCAGGAATTGCCAGTGAAATTTTGCGCGGGCGCGACGTTCATCACCGGCTTCAATGGCAGTGGCTACAGCGACGGCACCTTCTTCCTTTATTGCCTGTTCGTCCGGAATGGCGGCGCAAATAAAGACTTTACTCATTTTGTTTTAACCTCATTACAGATTTCAGGGTGAACGAATCCCTGCCATTGCTGGCATTTTTAATCCGTTGGTATGGTGTTAATATGGCTGGAGGGTTATCCAGCCGGTGTTTCGTTATTCAGGTACAGCGATACTTTTTTTAGCGGGAGGCATTCACCAGAAATTTTTTGCTCGTCTCTTGCCTGGAGGCAGGATTCTTTACTTGCATAAATTCCGGTAATCACATTCTGTGATTCACCCGTTATAAGAAAAACCGTCATCATCAGTGCAAATGCTGAAGTCATTGACGTTCTCCGAAAATACCAAGTTCAAGAAGAGCAATTCGGGAAAGTATGGAATTATCATTGAGCAGATAAGGCTCATATTTCCTCATATTAATGGCATCTTCAGTAAACTCCCGGTTACTGAGCAGAACACCAATATCAAAACAACCTTCAGACGTATTAACGTTTGGTAATAACGTTTCCATTATCGCGTCCTCAACAATGAATTTTGTGATGCAGTGCCTGGTGCCTCCAGGTGACGTTAACCAGTTAACAATTAACGCCGGATTAGTTGATGCTCGTTACGCCCGTAAAATACCGCCTTACTGCTTTAACTGTTCCGCGTGCGCATAGCCGCATTCACCGCATCACAAAATTCACTTTAAAAAGGGCGGATATCCGTTTCCGCCGAATCACCAGAAAAGTGATAACAGAGGGCGTTGCTGCGGGGTTGTCACTTAAGCGTATGGTCAACCTGACAACCCGGTGTCCTCAGCGGGGAAGGAATAACCCCGCCATACTTACCGCCGCGCCATTTCGCGGATTGCCACAACCGGAAGCGCACGGTCGAATTAAATTTAACGACTACCTACAGAGAGACGAACTTCGCCGTGCGCTTTCGCGTTATGCCCTGACTTTTCAGGGATATATCCTTTTCAGTAAACTGTCAGTGCCGGATTCTTATCCGTGTCCGGCGCACGCACTCTACCTCACCTGTGAATAAATTAATGATTAATTGATATTTTGTTGTTTGATTCAACTTTCCCATCGGATGTGTGATGCTTTAAATCACAGGAATTAATACTGCTTGCTGTAAAATGATTTTCAAGGGGAGCTATTCGAATCCCTTTCTTTTTCATTAACAAGCCAAATCCTTTATTAAGGATGTCCATTAATTCCAGGAAGTATTTTTCATGTAAATCCTGGTTATCAGAGAGCTGCTTCTCTTCGCACAGACCGATAAAGGCACGACGCACGTTACCGGATATAGTATCGATGGTTTCTTTTTCTACGGTACTCAGGTCAAGAGTCGCCAGTTGGGAACGAACTATATTCGCTGCCATTTCCTGGAATTGCATTGGTAAATCTTTAAATTCCATTATTAGCCTCGTTGGTTAGCTATTAACGCGGGCATGTAATCATTCTGGCAATGCTTAATGCCGCTGCTTTTTCCAGCCTGGTGATATCCTGCTCCAGAGCGGACAGATTTTCAGCCTGCTTAGCCCTGGCTTCATTGGCCCATTTCAGGTCCTGCGCAGCCTTAATTTTCTGGTGCATCCACTCATAAAGTTCATCATCGGTATAGTCTGGCGCGATGATGACGGGTTCTCGTTTCTGCATACTGATTCCTCGCGGTGCTGCTTCGCTTATCAGCCGTTAGATTTTGCCGGGCTGGAAAGCGCCTGTATAAACTCACTGAAGCTGAGAGCTTCTTCGCCTTTGGCAAGGCCTTCGAAGTATTCTTCGTAAGCCTTTTCCATGATTGTGTCGAAATCCATATCACTCACCTGAGTTTCTTTCCAGCCAGCGACGGGCACCATTTTCGGTTTTAAACGTTTTGCTTTTGGTATACGTCATCGCGGTGAACGTACCGTCCTGGTTGGGGAACACGCCACATACCAGAGATTCGTTGTTGCCAAGATCGATAGTATCCATGTTGACCTCATTTCCCCTTAACGCCGGGGTAGCGGAACAAAAACCTGCTGCATAGTTATTAAAGTTGAACCCTGCCGTCATGTTCTTACGCCTCGGGCTGGCTACTTAACCCCTGACCACTGCCGGGTAACTCGAAGTATTGCCCTGCATTCTGTGGGGTGGAGTGAAGGAATGAATGAAGTTTAGAAAAATGAACTTTACAGGTCAATGTTTTTTTATCAAAACATTTTAGGCAGGCAGCTGTTAAGCCATCACCACGATGGCATACAGTTAATCAAATAGATGAGGTTGGTTAAATATCTTGTTGAATTTTAAAGCATACGCCCAATATGCAAGATAGATCATCCAGCATAATTGAAGGGTAGCGAGGATTCGTGGGGACTAAAAGAATATCCGGCCCTTCTATCTCCAGTTTACGAATGACAGGTGTTGTGGTCCCTTTGGGTAAGGCAAGGACAATATTTCCTGGTTGTACGGTTCGATCGGGATCAACAAAAACTGTTGAACCATTTGGGATGGAAACTCCTCCACCAGATGTTGACATACTGTCACTCTCTAGAACAACTGCAAAGGTATTGGCCGGGATTTCTCCGACAAGCTGCACACAAGAGGTTATTGAGGAATTTTTCATATAATCACTCCAGCTTGCTGCCTGCTGAAGTGATAGTAGCGGAACCGTTTTTATCGGCGGTAAAGATAGATCAAGCGAATCACCTGTATTTAACTCTCCTCCATTAAGAAGCCAATTTTCGTTTACTTTCAATATCTTTGCCAGTGAACTTATGTAACGCGAGGACGGCGCTCCTCCACCGTTCATCCATTGACTTACGGAGCCTTTTGATGCGCCAGTGGCATTGACAAGGTCTTTGCCTTTCAGGTTTAGCGCATGCATACGTTGGGTTATGCGTTCAGATATTGTTTGCTTGCTCATGTTTTGATTTTAAAACACAGATGGTTTTGTTTCTTGACTTTCTTTGGTTTTGATTATTAAACTTTTGGCGTTCAGTTTTATGGAGCGACTCATGAAAAAATCAGAAGTATTAGGCTATTTTGGCGGAGTTGTTAAAACAGCCGCAGCTCTAGGAACGTCAAAAACCACAGTCAGCATGTGGGGGGAAGAGGTTCCGTGGAAATGGGCGTTGCTAATTCAGGCAGTCACTGCCGGGGCGCTCAAATATGAGTTACACATACCGACGGTTGTCATTCCCGGTTCTGATCATAATCCGCCTTCTAACCAAGGGGGGGATTCATGAAAATCAAGCATGAACACATCCGCATGGCGATGAATGCCTGGGCGCATCCGGACGGCGAGAAAGTACCGGCTGCAGAGATTACCAAAGCGTATTTCGAGCTGGGAATGACGTTCCCGGAACTGTATGACGACAGCCATCCGGAAGCCCTGGCTCGCAATACCCAGAAAATTTTCCGCTGGGTAGAGAAAGACACCCCTGATGCAGTTGAAAAAATTCAGGCGTTGTTACCAGCGATCGAAAAGGCAATGCCACCTTTGCTGGTGGCCAGAATGCGCAGCCACAGTTCTGCTTATTTTCGGGAGCTGGTGGAGACGCGGGAGCGACTGGTGAGAGACGCTGATGATTTTGTCGCAGTGGCAATCGCCGGTTTCAATCAGATGAACCGCGGTGGCCCGGCGGGAAATGCCGTGGTGATGCACTAAAAGCACGGTGTTCGGAGTTTTTTATGAGCAGCAAGCTTCATGGTCTTGTCTGGGAAGGGTGTGCCTTCACCGGCATGATCTTATCCAGGGTGGCAGTTATGGCTCGCCTTGCAGATTACAGCAATGACGAAGGTGTGTCATGGCCTGCAGTGGAGACCATTCGTCGTCAGATTGGGGCAAAGAGTGAATCAACGGTTAAAGCTGCGATAGCAGAACTGGAAAAGAACGGCTGGCTGACGAAGGAGGAACGTAAGGTCGGTGGGCGTAATGAAAGCAATATTTACCGTCTTAATGTGGAAAAACTCGAAGCAGCAGCAGCGGCAGCGCGTGAGGCATATAAACCGAAAAGAAAAATTAGCCAGGCAAAAAATGACCCGTCAAATATTGCCCCCTCAACGGTTAACCCATCAAATTTTGATGGATCAACCGTTGATAAAAAACAGTCGGATAGGGGGGCGATGGTTGGCCCCGATCCGTCAGTATTAAAACCTGATCCGTCAGATAAAAGATCTTTTCGTCCGGAAGCTTCGCAACCGGACATGCAGACGGCTGAACAGGATTTTTTAACCCGACACCCTGACGCGGTTGTGTTCAGTGCGAAAAAACGCCAGTGGGGTAGCCAGGAAGATTTAGCGTGTGCGCAGTGGATCTGGGGGCGAATCGTGAGTCTTTACGAGCAGGCCGTCAGCGATGATGGCGAGATTTCGCGACCGAAAGAACCCAACTGGACCGCATGGGCCAACGACGTGCGCACAATGCGGATGCTGGATGGCAGAACTCACAGACAAATTTGTGAAATGTTTGGTCGGGTGCAGCGGGATCCATTTTGGGTAAAAAATATCATGAGTCCGTCAAAGCTTCGCGAAAAATGGGATGAACTGGTTATCCGCCTGGGGCGTTCGTCTGTACAGCGTTGTGTGAATCATATTTCTGAGCCGGATACCGAAATTCCGCCGGGGTTCAGGGGGTAACGGGCCATGAAAAATATCGCGGCAGGTGGTGTTCTTGAGCGTATCCGTAAGCTGACCCCGCAGCATGTAATCGCGCCGTACCGGACAGTGGACGAGTGGCGCGAGTGGCAACTGGCAGAAGGGCGAAAACGTAGCGAGGAGATCAACCGCCAGAATCGCCAGTTGCGGGTGGAAAAAATCCTGAATCGTTCGGGCATCCAGCCTCTGCACAGCAAATGCTCGTTTGCGAATTATCAGGTGCAGAACGACGGGCAAAAACACGCGCTGAGCCAGGCAAAATCCATCGCTGACGAACTGATGACCGGGTGCACGAATTTTGTGTTCAGCGGTAAGCCGGGTACCGGAAAGAACCACCTTGCAGCCGCCATTGGCAATCATCTTCTGGCGAAAGGTCGCAGCGTGATTGTGATAACGGTGGCTGATGTGATGCTGGCGTTACACAACAGCTACGACAACAAAAACTCAGGCGAAAAATTTTTACAGGGGTTGTGTGATGTTGACCTGCTTGTCCTGGATGAAATCGGAATGCAGCGGGATACGCGCAACGAGCAGGTCACGCTGAACCAGATAGTCGACCGCAGAACGGCTTCGATGCGTAGTGTCGGAATGCTGACGAACCTTAACCACGTAGCGATGAGTACGCTTCTTGGCGAGCGTGTAATGGACCGCATGGTCATGAACGGTGGTCGCTGGGTGAATTTTAACTGGGAGAGCTGGCGTTCGAATGTCAGACACCTGAGGGTTGTGAAGTAATTTCAGGAGGATTTATGGCGAAACCTTTTTCTCTCGAACAGCGGGAAGAGCTGAAGGCACGAATTATCGGGTTGGTACGCAAAAATGAACGCATGACGATGTCGCAGCTGGAGAGAGCGACAGGGGCAGGCTGGCACTCGGTCCGACGCTGCCTTGTGGATGTGCTGGCTTGTGGCGATTTATACATGTCCGGGGAATACGGTGTTTTTGCATCAGAGCAGGCGTATCGCGTATGGCGTAAGACACCGGAGAAAAGAACCGACCTGACACTGATTCGAAAGTTACCAGACGGAGAAATACGCCGCTACGACAGGAGCCAGAACATAATCTGTCGCGAGTGCCGGAAGAGTGAGGTTATGCAGCGAGTGCTGGCGTTTTATCAGGGTAATTTTCAGGAGGTGATGGCGTGAGGGTGAGAGTCTATATCGCCGGTCCAATGACCGGGTATAAAAATTTCAACCGTGAGGCGTTCCACAATGCGGAAGAGGAACTGAAACGGGAAGGGCATACCGTCTTAAACCCGGCAGTACTTCCGGACGGGCTGACACAGCCGCAGTACATGGATATCTGCATGGCAATGATACGCAGCGTGGATGCGATTTATATGCTGAAAGACTGGCAACGGTCAGCAGGCGCTAAAGCGGAACTGGCTCTGGCGGAGAAACTGGGGCATGTGGTTATTTTTCAGAGGGGGGCGATATGCCGATTCTCTGGCTTCAGGAGGTGTGGGAAAAAGAAATGTGGGAAGGTCTTGTGATTGTGGCCGAAACAGTTCTTTTATTATGGTCTGTGATTGCGTGTATTTTTATGATTTATTGTGAATGGTGTGAATCTCGCGGTGGCCACTGAATTGCAACCATTACCCCCTGTGATGTAACTGTGGGGTAATGGTTGCGCAGGCATAGCGACAGGAATGGATGAGAAAAATATGACGAAATTTACCAGAGAGCAATTGATTGCTCATGCTAATGAAAGTGTGAAATCCATGAAATTTGCTGCGCGACAGACCGTGTTTAAGACTTCAAGAGTTGCCATTGAAATGGATCTTGAGCTTGCCCGTATTGCGCTTGCCTCACTTGAAGCAATGCCAGTTGCATGGTCCTGTGCTCACAATATGGTTTTGTTCAATGCTGAATCTGTTGCGGCATACGCAAAACACTCAGCCATTGCGCCAAAACCCCTGTACGCTGCGCAACCGGCATCACTTTCACATGAGGAAGAGTTGACAATGCTGGTTAAACAATTGGTAAGTCAGTTGAAAAAAGCGAAACCAGATTGCAAATTACCGGATATGGCGATGGGGTATCTGGAGCGGAATGGGCTGATAAGCGCGGAGGATGTTTTACGATGACCTGGCCGGAGGCATTCACAACGACAGGAATTGCAATGGCGGCAGCACTTGTTGTGTATTCGATTTGCCGCTGGGGATAAAAACGGTTTGCAGTGAAAGGGGAGTTAAGTAGAATTGCTGCGGGTGCTTGAGGCTATCTGCCTCAGGCATGAACACCAAAAGGCAGATAGAGAAAAGCCCCAGTTAACATTACGCGTCCTGCAAGACGCTTAACATTAATCTGAGGCCCAATCTATGTCTCACAAATGTAGGTTAGCCTCTTACGTGCCGAAAGGCAAGGAGAAGCAGGCTATGAAGCAGCAAAAGGCGATGTTAATCGCCCTTATCGTCATCTGTTTAACCGTCATAGTGACGGCACTGGTAACGAGGAAAGACCTCTGCGAGGTACGAATCCGAACCGGCCAGACGGAGGTCGCTGTCTTCACAGCTTACGAACCTGAGGAGTAAGAGACCAGGCGAGGGAGAAATCCCTCGCCACCTCTGATGTGGCAGGCATCCTCAACGCACCCGCACGTAACCCGCTTCGGCGGGTTTTGTTTTTTCCTGGCATTCTGGTTTACAATTCGCACGTCAGCCTGAACAACTGGCACCTGCTGCGCCAGCAGAGACAACCGATGGCGCACAAAACCAAATTTCACAATTCTGATACCGACCTTGCCATCCGGCATGGGCGGCGTTCACACGCATTTAAAACCGACTGGTACCAACACCCACCATGTACTGAAGAACAGGCCGAATGGCTAATTCATAACTACCGCAGACGCGGATACGAGATTAAGAAAGCCCTCAGCCTCGATTATCGTCACTGGATAATCTATGTCAGGCTCCCTTATTCCGAACGCCCACCGCGTCCGTCCCGCACATTCCAGCAACGCATCTGGAGGTAACGTGCGGGTATTACTTCGACCTGTTCCGGTACCGGAACTTGGGCTGGTGGTGCTAAAACCGGGCCGTGAATCCATGCAGGTATTTCATAACCCTCGAGTGCTGGTGGAGCCTGAACCGAAAAGCATGCGTAATCTGCCGTCCGGGGTCGTTCCTGCCGTTCGCCAGCCGCTGGTGGAAGACAAAACATTGCTGCCGTTTTTCAGTAACGCACGGGTAATTCGTGCTGCTGGTGGTGCTGGTGCATTGTCTGACTGGCTGTTGCGCCATATTAAATCCTGCCAGTGGCCTCATGGTGATTATCATCACAGTGAAACCGTCATACATCGTTACGGTACCGGTGCGATGGTATTGTGCTGGCACTGCGACAACCAGTTGCGTGACCAGACATCCGAATCACTCGGGCGGCTTGCTCAACAAAATCTGACAGCCTGGATGATTGACGTCATACGTCACGCAATAAGTGGTGCACTGGAACGGGAATTATCGCTGGCTGAATTATCCTGGTGGGCGCTCTGCAATCAGGTAGCGGACGCACTACCGGAGGCAGTATTACGTCGTTCTCTGGGGGTACGCGCGGAAAAAATCCACTCAGTATACCGCGAGAGTAACATCATGCCGGGAGAACAGACAGCCACCAGCATACTGAAGCAGCGCACAAAAAATTTTGCGCCGTTGCCTCGCGCCCACCAGCAACAGAACCCACCACAGGAAAAGACGGTGGTCAGCATTACCGTTGATCCGGAGTCACCGGAATCATTCATGAAGCGGCCTAAACGTCGCCGCTGGGTTAACGAGAAATACACGCGCTGGGTAAAGAAAGACACAGCCGTGTACGTGTTGTGGTAAGCCAGCAGACGATCCCCATCACCTGATTGGTCACGGTCAGGGAGGGATGGGAACAAAGGCCCACGATATTTTCACGCTACCGCTGTGTCGGGAGCATCACAACGAGCTTCATGCGGATCCGCTGGCGTTCGAAGAAAAGCATGGTTCCCAGATTGATTTAATTTTTCGTTTTCTTGATCACGCCTTTGCAACTGGCGTGCTTGGGTAAAAGAGGTGACTGATGCTCATAGATTTGGTTTTCCCTTACCCGCCGACGGTGAACACTTACTGGCGACGCCGTGGCAGCACATATTTTATCTCGGAGGAGGGAAAGCGTTATCGCCGGGCTGTGGCGCTTATTGTTCGCCAGCAGCGGCTGAAATTAAACCTGTCCGGAAGGCTGGCGATAAAGATTATTGCAGAGCCACCGGATAAGCGCCGCCGCGACCTGGACAATATCCTGAAGGCACCACTGGATGCGCTGACGCATGCCGGACTACTTATAGACGACGAGCAGTTTGATGAAATCAATATTGTGCGCGGTCAGCTCGTTCCTGGTGGGCGGCTGGGGATAAAAATCACAGAACTGGAGTGCGCATGAATAACCAGTATTTACAGTTTGTGCGTGAGCAGCTCATTATCGCCACCGCTGATTTGAGTGGGGCAACAAAAGGTCAGCTTGAAGCCTGGCAAGAGAATGCCATGTTCGATACAGGGCGTTACAGGCGTAAAAAAATCCGGTACCGCGATGAAGTGACTGGAAAAATGATAACGCGGGATAATCCACCAATCCCGGGAAAGCAATCGCTGGCGAAAGGTTCATCAATTGCCCTGGTCAGTCCGGTTGAGTTTTCGACATCATCATGGCGACGCGCCGTTCTGTCTCTTGAAGAGCATCAGAAGGCGTGGGTGCTGTGGGTATACAGTGAAAATCCGAGTTGGGATTATCAGGTGGTCATTGCGAAATGGGCGTGGGATAAGTTTCAGGTGCATTTTGGCACCAGAAAAATTACAGGGAAAACGCTTGAGCGTCTGAAGAAATTAATCTGGCTGGCGGCGCAGGATGTCAGGGGGAGGATTACTGGGCGTGACGTCTACCAGCGACAGGAACTTGCCAGACTGTGTGGAGTTAAGCCTGACAACTGGAGCCATAATTATGCGAACTACTGGCGTGAGATGTGCGACATTTTTAAGAAACTCGATACAGAATCCTTGATTTGCACCGTGAAAATGAGATCGCAACAAAAAGCGACCTTTTCACGACGAGATATTGCAAAAGTCAATTAAATCGCATACATTTTATGTAAATGTGATATTTTGCCGTATAGTGTGTAAACCCACTTAAATGCGGGTTTTTTGCTTAACTCTGTGGACCTTTTTATCTGTAGTTGTAAGATATGGATATTCTTACAATTTAGGTCGGTGAGCTTAATGGAAGAACAGCACGGTAATTACTTTATAAAACGAATTCAGTTGATTGGAAGGGGTGCATTTGGCTTTGTTGAACACGTTAAGGTTTACAACCTCAACAAGGGTGAATGTGGGGATTATGCTAGAAAGGTGAAAAACCAGAGCTTTTGGCGCAAATAGAGCAGTTTAGAAGGCGTTTTAAAAGGGAGGTCGTGTATCAATCACATTGCGTACATAGCAATATTGTTCCTATTTATTTGTGCGATTTGTTTGCCGAGAATCCATGGTTCATTATGGATAAAGCAGAATGTGATCTTGAGCACGAAATAACGAACAACCTTCTTACAACAGATCAAAAAATTTCAATAGTGAAAATGGTATTAGATGGTGTAGCTCACATCCATGCGAAAGGCTATTTACACAGAGATATAAAACCATTTAATGTCTTGCGATTTAGCGACGGAACATACAAGGTGTCTGATTTTGGTCTGGTAAAAGATACAAATCCCGAAGGGGATACCACTAAATTGACCGAGATCGGTACCCGTATGGGAAGTACAAGATATATGGCTCCCGAGATTTTATATAATGCCGAGTATTCAGTTAAGACTGATGTTTATGCGGTGGGGCGGTTAATTGAGGACTTAAATTTAGATGATAAAAAAATAAAGCCTATCATAGCGAAGTGTACCAGGATGGATAAAGATGATAGATATCAGACAATAGATGATGTGGCGTTTGATTTTGTGCATTCTTTTTTAAGGAGTGAGTCATGATTCAGCTGATAGCGACTTCATCATTCTCGTATCCAAAAGAACCAGGTAGGGTCAACGAAGATTCATTGCTTCCTCCCAAAATTGTAGGGGATGGCATCTTATTTGCCGTAGCTGATGGTGTAGGTTCATACACTGGTGCCAGTCAGGCTTCATCAATGGCAATTGCTGAACTTTCAGCATTGACAAGCTTATCTTTTGACACAGTTCCGGATGTATTTGATGAAGTTAAGCGAAAGGTTATGTCGTTAGCTGATGTTAATGATGAGTTCGATAAAGCTGCTACTACACTTACGTTTTGTTATGTTTGTGATAGCGGAATTATTATTGGTCATATTGGTGATTGTCGTTTGTATTGCATTGGAGAGAAGAAAGCATACCAATTGACGAAGGACGATACCAGGCATCAGATGCTAATTGATCAGAATATTTTTAAACCCAGAGATTTGAAGGATAAACCGGGCAAAAATATCTTAACGACGGCTATAGCCTCAAATGTTGATATGGAATACGACTGTGATTTTATCACATGGAAAGATTTACCTAGTATTAACGGGGTATATCATCTGTGTATCATGTCTGATGGGGTTCATAACGTTTGGGAAAAACGCCCCAGATTTACATCAAATACGATGAGTAATAGTCAGAAGTTTTCTAATGGCATTTTGCGTCGTATAGAGAGAGCCGGACCTGATGATGACTTTTCTTTAGTAAGTATAATGGTGCGTGTGACGTCAGATTAGTTGTATAAACTCAGTAGGGAATGCTAATTTCACATACAACATAGTTAAAGAAAACTTAATTTTAATGTAAAAAGGCTGCCCTCAGGCGGTCTTTTTATGCTCGAAAATTGATGCAGTACGTTAAACGCGCTGGTGGTTGCGAATACCGGTCTTTCAGCTTGCTGGCTTTTTAGACAAGAGTTATTGGTATGTCACGTTAACCAGAAAAGGGAAAAAGACATGCTAAAACAGCAGGATATGACCGAAACCGCCAGAGTGGTGTTTAATGAATTAAGCGTCACCGAACCGGCGACCGTCGGGGAAATTGCGCAGAATACTTACCTTTCACGCGAACGCTGCCAGTTAATCCTGACCCAGCTTGTTATGGCGGGTCTGGCAGATTATCAGTTCGGTTGTTACAGACGCCTTCCGCAGTGAAGGCTTTTTAATTTGTGGTAATGGGCGGCTGGTGGGTGTTAGCGGCACCTGCCAGCCATCTGCTCATGCGTTGGGGTCACAAGCAAACCTCAGGCCCATCTGCTTTGCGCAAAAGCAGTATGAGCCTATCAGAGAAGTGCTTATTGATCTATGACTAATACTGTAAAAATATCCAGTTGTGAGTTAATCAACGCTGATTGCCTGAAATTTATCCAGACCTTACCGGAAAACTCTGTCGATCTGATAGTCACAGACCCGCCATACTTTAAAGTGAAGCCCGAGGGCTGGGATAACCAGTGGGAGGGCGACGATGATTACCTGAAATGGCTGGACCAGTGTCTGGCGCAGTTCTGGCGGGTACTGAAGCCTGCCGGAAGTCTTTACCTGTTCTGTGGTCATCGCCTGGCATCTGACACCGAAATCATGATGCGTGAGCGCTTTAATGTGCTGAACCACATTATCTGGGCGAAGCCGTCCGGACGCTGGAACGGGTGCAATAAGGAAAGTCTGCGGGCGTATTTTCCGGCAACAGAGCGCATTCTGTTTGCAGAACATTATCGGCACCATTCAAACATCTCCCCAAGTCTACTAAAGTCTTTCAAAACCCCTTATAATCCGCGTATTAAAGCCCCGTTCGTCTTTTGACGTCTACTAAAGTCCCTCAAAATCTACGGTCAGATGGGGGTACTTATGGGGGTATTTACTGTTCGGTTTAGTGGAGGTACCCCCAAGTGAAACTCAATGCCCGTCAAATAGACACAGCCAAGCCAAAAGAGAAGGCTTACAAGCTGGCCGATGGTGGCGGTTTGTATCTCTTGGTAAAACCTAATGGAGGTAAATACTGGCGACTTAAATATCGTGTAGCTGGTAAAGAGAAGCTATTGGCACTAGGTGTTTATCCTGAGGTTACTCTAGCCGATGCTCGGGCAAAACGTGAAGATGCGAAAAGAGGTATCGCTGGTGGTATCGATCCGATGGAAGCGAAACGAGAGGAAAAGATTGCCCGGGAAACGCAGTTAAACAACACCTTCAAAGATATTGCCATTGAGTGGCACAGCAGCAAATTAAAAAAATGGTCTGCTGGTTATGCTTCAGACATCCTCGAAGCCTTCAACAAAGATGTGTTCCCTTACATTGGCAAAAAAACCATCGCCGAAATCAAACCACTTGAACTTCTGAATGTGCTGCGGCGCATCGAGGGGCGCGGTGCTACAGAAAAAGCCAAAAAAGTGAGGCAGCGGTGCGGGGAAGTTTTCCGCTATGCAATAGTCACTGGTCGCGCAGAGTATAACCCTGCACCAGACCTTACTAGCGCGATGCAAGGCCATGAATCTAATCATTACCCTTTCCTTACAGCCAAAGAATTACCTGATTTTTTCAAGGCATTGTCCAGTTACTCAGGAAGCGCATTGGTTGTTATGGCGGCTCGTCTACTGATTATCACAGGCTTGCGGACTGGCGAACTACGTGGCGCATTATGGGATGAAATTGATTTCAACAAGGCTCTCTGGGAGATACCCGCTTCACGTATGAAAATGCGGCGGCCTCATATTGTGCCATTGTCTGAGCAGGCTCTTTCGCTTATTGGGAAGATTAGAGAAATAACAGGCAATTACCCTCTTATGTTTCCCGGGCGCAATGATCCAAGGAAAACAATGAGCGAGGCCAGCATAAACCAAGTGTTTAAGCGCATTGGCTACGCTGGACGTGTAACTGGTCATGGGTTCCGGCACACTATGAGTACGATTTTGCATGAGCAGGGCTATAACACCGCGTGGATAGAAACGCAGCTCGCTCACGTTGATAAGAACTCAATTCGTGGCACATACAACCATGCGCAATATCTGGATGGAAGGCGGGAGATGCTTCAATGGTATGCCGACTATATGGATTCTCTCGAGCATAGCGGAAATGTGGTGCATATGGTGTTTGAAAAACACGCATGAAACAACTGGACAAGTATACAGAGGTTTACTAAAGTATAGGGGAGTAGATTGATAAAAACTCACAGAGGATTACTATTTAACAGTTAGCCCTGGAGAAGGGCAATCGCTCTTTTAACAACGAAGATGGAATCTTCTACGCAGCTGAAAAGCTGGATGCTCTTTAACAGCCTTTGGTGCTTTCCTGATGCAGGAAAGAATAGGGATACATGCACCTTTACAATGCATGTAATGATTCATCCATGAGGCTGCGGATCGCTGACAAAGCGCAATTGCTCTTTAACATTGATGTGGGCGGGATGGTTCGTCCCGCAGTGACCGATAGATTTCTATCGGGAAACATACAATGATTCAAATATGAATCTACGGCGCTGACAAAGCGCAATTGCTCTCTTGCCTGCCCACCATGCCCTGAAAAAGGGCGTTCTTTAAAACTACTGGATGTCACGCCTAATAGCGTGATCCTGCCGAAATGCAGGGTAGCTCTACCCTTGTGGAGCAAACAAACCAAAACAATCTGACTATCTTTTATAAAAGACCGCAATATGTTTTTCATATTGTGGTCTTTGGCGTATTCGACATTTGATGCAAATAAAACTCTCGCCATTCGTTGCAGGAGGGAGTTATTGCGTCATTAGTACAGGATATTAATAAATGGCTAATTACAATTCATTAATTCGTCTCTCTGAAGTTCAAAGGCGAACTGGTTATAGCAAAGCATGGATTTATCGTCTTATTAGTCAGGGGAGGTTCCCTAAACAGGTAAAAATTGGAAGTCGGGCAATTGCTTTTGTTGAGTCTGAAATAGATGAATGGATTGAGAAGTGTATATTAGAATCTAGAGACGAGGTGGCCTGATGGAAAAGAAAAACCGCCCATTACAGGCGGCTAATTCAGATATTCGTGTATCTGATGTTACGCCCCTTACAAAATCCCTTCAAGCACCAAAGCGCACACCGAAAAAGCATCGTGCCAGAGTCTATATGCTGCGTACTGGTATAGAGGGATGGACAGAAAATGACATTCTTCGCTACTGCCGTCTGTCTTCTGGTCGTAACTATGCAACAGAGTTAGAACGCCAGCTTGGAATCACTCTGGAGCGTATCGACGAAAAGAATCCTGATGGTATCGGAACACACCTTCGCTACCGTTTCTCCTGCCGTGGTGATGTTCTGAAAGTGATCACTCATATTAACCATCTTGCGAACATAAATGATCACAACGGACTTTCTCAGCAGGAAATTGCCGACATTCTGAAACTCTACCCGGACGCGTTTAACGCCGCCTAACGGAGACTGAAAATGAACATCGAAAAAAGCAGATTAATTTCTGAGGCCGCCCCTCATCTGAACGCCTCTCTGGGCACAATTAACGGTAATGAATTTGCCGCAATTGTCCCGGTTATTCCTGGTCATATCGGTGGGCGTGAAACCAATATTGTTAGCGCAAAAGCGTTACACAAAGCGTTGGGCGTGGGAAAAGACTTCTCTACATGGATCACTGATCGCATCTCTGAATATGACTTCACCATTGGGCACGATTACTCAGTCCATAAAACAATTTCCCCAAATTTGGGGAAAAGCCCGAATGGCGCGGCTTACAGCAAGATTAAGCAGTCTGGCAGACCCGGCAAAGACTATCTGTTAAGTGTCGGAATGGCGAAAGAACTGGCAATGATCGAACGCAATGATCAGGGTCGCGCTATCCGCCGTTATTTCATCCAGTGCGAGGAAGAATTACAGCGTAGCGTGCCTGAAATCGCCGCCCGCTATCGTCGCCAGCTAAAAGCCCGTATCAGTGCCGCAAACAACTTTAAGCCAATGTGCGATGCGCTGAATATGGCCCGTGCCGAGATGGGTAAAACGACGCAGCAACACCACTACACAAACGAGAGCAATATGATTTCTCGTATCGTTCTTGGTGGGCTAACTGCTAAGCAGTGGGCGCGGATAAATGGCTATTCTGGCGAACCTCGCGACCATATGAACGCAGAACAGCTTGAGCACCTCTCATATCTCGAAAGCACCAATATCACGTTAATTGATATGGGCATGGAATATGAGCAGCGCAAAGGAGAACTCACCCGCCTGTCGCAACGCTGGCTCGCCAAGCGTCTGGAGGTGGTCAATGTCTAAGCCAACAGGAACACCACAACCACAAAAACGCTACAAAGATGCCCACGGAGCACTCGTTACTGTCGAAAGCGTGTCTCACAACCGAGTGACGTTTTATCGCGACGGGTATCAATCGCCATGCGTACAACCGCTGGCGCGTTTCATGAAGGAGTTCGCGGAGGTTAACAAATGCTAACCGTCCAGAAGAAGACATTTTCACTGGCTGGTATGTCGCCAAAATCCAGCAATATGACGGCAAAGTCAGGCATTAATACAGCAGATGCAAGCAAAGTTTATCATTTGCTGGTGGTCGGAACGGATGCCTTAACCATATCAGAAATCTCGGGCGATGATATTAGCATTGAGAAGGTCAGCGGCTGCGCCAGAAAATTTCTGGTCGTAGATGATGTCTTCCGCTCGTGTAGTGACTCCACAAAAACATTCGTCCACGCGCGTGACGTTAACGAAATGAGCGCGATGTACTGTGCATCTGGTGCTTCCAATAGCGAGTTTTCGGAGTCCATAAAAAAGAGCTTGCCGTTATGCGGCAACACGGTTTATGGTTATAAGGCACCTCATAAAACGGGTGCCGGGATTGGCGTCCTGGTAAATCGAATGGCGACATATGACGCGCCGAGCGTCTTTTTTTATGTCGTAGGTCTGACTCACCCATTTTTTGGGCGTTGGTGTATAATCCAGCGCCTTTGTCAATCAATGGTGGCTCAGGCAGGGGCTTCTTCGGAAGCGCCGGTATCCATTCGAGCCGGTTACGCCAACCCTGTCTGGGCTACCACCAGCGAAATTGGCGTTTCCGGTGGTAGCGTTACATGCTATCGAATGGAGGCTGCCACATGCTGGCTACTACCCCTACCCAAAAACCGCAATTTATCTGGATTATCGCCGCAGTTCGCCGCAGTTCGCCGCGATTGCCCGACAATTACCGCCAAAATTCATCATATTGCTGCCGAGTCTGAACGCGATGCTCGCCGTTCTCTGGTGCGCGATCACGTCTGCTTTTTTGCTGGTCGTATCCGCATGGAGGTGGCACATGATTAAAACCTACGATGTGCATATGGATCCCCTCGAACGCACAAGCCAGATCATCACACTGACAGAAGTGATTAACGACATTCTGGTGAGCAACTCTCCCTCACGAGACGAAAGACTGAAGGCGTTACTCGCGATATTGGATCTCGCCGTTCGTGACGTTCATTTCCTGCTGGAAGGTGGCGAAATGCCAGGAAAAACGGGGGCAACCAATGAATAACTCAATTAATACCCCTCGCCTTACGTCCGCACTTCAATTAATCGAGCAAGCAGCGGCTGTCCTGGTTGCTGTCAGTCTTTCGGCTGAAGAAATGGACGCTGCTGATGTCGTGGATGCGATTAAAGCGTGCTCATCTTTGGTTAACGATGCCCGTGCCGAGCTGGTAATTCTTGGGGGTGAAAAATGAATATCAACTTAATTTATCGTCATCCGTGTGAGCTGGAAATTGAATCATTGCTGGGGCGTGAAGAGCCATATCCAGACACATTCACTCCCGCAGATTGCGCGACTGAACGGCTTACCAGAGCGCGCACAGGTCTGGTTCATGTGATGAATGAGATTGTTCCCTCGGTGGGAGGGGAACAGGCGACAGTAATCAATAGCTGGCTACAAAAAGTTACCTCCCTGATAGATATCGGTTTAATCGATGTGGAGAGTGCGAAATGACCAACATCCAGCTCATTGAAGCGCAATGTCGCATCGAACAGGTTCAGACTGTTTTAGGGTTCTGGCTTGAAGGGGCCAGCCCCAGCAACAGAGACAAGTTAATGATTGGCGCGGTTATGTCACTGCTCAATGGCGTACCAGAAGCTATTCAGGAAGCGGACGAATTGTTGGGCAAATATGAGTTACAGAATCATTCAGGCGAGGCGAAACATGAATAATTTCTTAACCTTCCATGCAGAAGCAACGCCTGACGGCGTAAACATCATGCACCGCAGCAACGATGGCATGACAGAACGCGTTGAGACCGTCTCATATATTGATGCCGTAAATCGTCTGGATGCCGGGGATTATGACGATAAACCAGATGAAGGCATGTTTATACATCTCGCTATTGCCAGTGGCGGCAACCAGGGATATTTCGATTACACATCACAGCATCACGTGATTATGTGGCGCTGGCTGATAGCAACAGCATTCATCAATGAAATGAGAAAGGAAAACGGCACCGTCAGCATTATTGATGACAGTGGCAATCATTCCGTGGTTTCTGTTTATTCCAATGGCATCGTCGCCATGCCGCTGTATCCAGTAGCAGAGCGCCTCGCTATGGCAAACAACATTGAGGGCGCAATGATCGAGAAATATGGTGTTGATGTCGGAACAAAGAATGCCATCATTTTTTACAGCAACATGTTCGATGTCGAACAGGGAACACTCACTTCGTTTGGGCGAGAAGTGCTTGCCGATCTTCACAACAGCTTTATTGCCGAACTAAACGAAAACGGCATCCCAGAAGCACCAGTGACGCACTAAACGGGGGCCAGAATGCGAAACATTGATCTTATCCGTCAGGTTATCAGTGCGTCTGAAAACAACTGGCCTCATGTGCTGGGCTGTCTGAACATAAATGTCCCTGACTCTCCTCGCCGTCATGCTCCCTGCCCTGCATGTGGGGGCAAAGATCGATTCCGGTTCGACGACAACGGGCGCGGTAGCTTCATCTGTAATCAGTGCGGCGCTGGTGATGGGCTGGATTTAATTAAACGCGTAAATAACTGCGACACAACAGAGGCGGCGCTTCTTGCCGCTGATGTTCTGGGTATTGATTACCGGACAACGGAAACACCAGAAGCCACCAGCCAGAAACGGGAACAACTGGAAACCGAGCGCCAGCGACGCGAACAGGAGCGCCTGAAAAGGGCAGAGAAGGACGAACAACAAAGACGGGATACGTTTTCCCGTCAGTTTGATGACATGCGCAGAAAGGCTGTAAACGGCAAATCTGATTATCTGGTTGCGAAAGGGGTAGGTGATTTTACATTCCCAGTGTTGCCCGATGGATCTCTGTTGCTGGCGCTGGTGGATAAATCCGGCGCAGTCACAGCAGCACAGACTATTACCTCACATGGTGAAAAAAGACTCCTGACAGGTTCAGCAAAGCGAGGGGCATATCACGCCATAAACGCACCAGAAACAACACAGAGCATCTTAATCGCAGAAGGGCTGGCAACGGCATTATCTGCCCATTTAATTCGTCCAGAATCGCTGACAGTGGCGGCGATTGATGCCGGGAACCTGTTATATGTCGCCCAGGTACTGCGGGATAAATTTCCTTCAGCACAAATCATCATTGCTGCGGATAACGACCACAGCGAAGGAAGACAAAACACGGGGAGAATAGCAGCAGAAAAAGCAGCTTTATCTGTTTCTGGATGGGTGGCATTACCCCCGACAGATCACAAAGCAGACTGGAATGATTACCACCAAAAACACGGCATTAAATGCGCCACAGAAGCGTTCAATAAGTCAATGTACCAACCACAGGGTAATGGCGTGAAACAGCAGCCACAGACCATTGAGGGAAGCGATTTTAAGGTTATGGATACCGACCCACTGAAACCAAGAATAGAAAGCCGCGAGGATGGTATTTATTGGGTATCTCCGAGAGCTGACAGCCAGAGTGGAGAAATCATCAATAACGAAAGCTGGTTATGTTCTCCGTTAAGCGTTATCGGTACTGGCAGAGACGATAAAGACCAGTATCTCATTCTTCGCTGGCTGTCGTTTGGTTCTGAAACGCCGACAACCGCTGCCATTCCACTGGCTGATATTGGTGAACGTGAAGGATGGCGCACACTTAAAGCTGGTGGGGTAAATGTCACGACCAAAAGCAGCCTCAGAGCAATACTGGCAGACTGGCTACAACGCAGTGGCTCTCGTGAATTGTGGCGTGTTGCTCATGCCACTGGCTGGCAATGCGGAGCGTACATCATGCCTGATGGGGAAATCATCGGAACACCTGAAAATCCTGTGCTGTTCAGCGGGAGAAGCTCAGCCGCAGCCGGATATACCGTCTCAGGGAGCGCGAAAAGCTGGCGTGATAACGTGGCGCGTCTGGCCTTTGGTAACTATTCAATGATGACCGGGATCGGCGCAGCACTGGCAGCGCCATTGATTGGGCTGGTGGGCGCTGACGGGTTCGGCATTCATTTCTATGAGCAGTCGAGCGCAGGTAAGACCACCACGGCAAACGTGGCGAGCAGCTTATACGGCAACCCTGATTTACTGCGGCTGACGTGGTACGGAACCGCGCTGGGGCTGGCAAATGAAGCCGCCGCCCACAATGACGGACTAATGCCGCTTGATGAAGTTGGTCAGGGCGCTGATCCTGTCAGTGTTTCACAGTCTGCCTATGCGTTATTTAACGGTGTAGGGAAACTGCAAGGCGCTAAAGATGGTGGAAACCGGGATCTAAAACGCTGGCGTACAGTGGCAATCAGCACTGGAGAAATGGATTTAGAAACATTTATCGCTACTTCCGGGCGAAAAACCAAAGCCGGGCAACTGGTGCGACTGCTGAATATTCCGTTGAGTAAAGCAGTACGCTTTCACGATTACCAGAACGGAAAACAGCACGCAGACGCACTGAAAGACGCTTACCAGCATCACCACGGCGCAGCCGGGCGTGAGTGGATTAAATGGCTGGCAGACCACCAGCAACAGGCTATTAAAACTGTTCGTGACTGCGAAAGCAGATGGAGAAGCCTGATTCCATCCGATTATGGTGAGCAGGTTCACCGTGTAGCCGCGCGATTTGCCATTCTGGAGGCCGCATTGCTGTTAGGCGAGGTTGTAACAGGCTGGGATGCTCAGACATGCCGTGATGCGATACAGCACAGCTATAACGCATGGTTGCGCGAGTTCGGCACAGGTAACAAAGAACATCAGCAGATTATTGAACAAACGGAGGCATTTCTTAATGCCTATGGGCTTAGCCGTTTTGCACCATTTCCATACAGCCCGGCAGATTTGCCAATCAAAGATTTAGCCGGATACCGTCAGCGTGGAGAACATGACGAAAGCCCAATGATTTTCTACACATTCCCGGCCACATTTGAAAAGGAGATCGCATGTGGTTTCAACGCAAAACAGTTTGCTGAAGTGTTGAAAAAAGCCGGGATGCTAACCCCACCAAACAGCGGTCGTGGATACCAAAGAAAATCACCACGTATTCAGGGACGACAAATAAACGTTTATGTACTCAATTACCAGCCAGGAGATTACAACTCATCTGAAGAATGAGCTTCTTCATGTGCGTAGAAAAGGTGTTGGTTCAGTTGGTTCAGTTGGTTCAATTTGTAAAGAGTATTGTTTTATAAGGATTTTATTCTTTTTATTGAACCAACACTGAACCAACAACACGGTATTTTGAACCAACACAATGTGACTGAATTGATGCGCACAACACCTGGCTGGCATCAGAGAGTGTTTTACGAGACTTTCGTAAAATCCTGTGTACAAGGGCGTGACGTTTTTGAAAGTGAGCACTACGAAATTTTCGTAGTTCAAAAAACAGCCTTTGAGAAGTTGTTATGCCTGTTCAGCAAACCATCCGCATAGCTGATCGCGAATCAAATTACCAATGGAGCCAGAAGCAAGGGCAGAACTGGAAAGCGCCTGCCGTGAAGAGTAATGCGACACCATAAATATAGTTTTTAGAGTCCATAAAAAACCTGTCAAAACCTGACATACAGAACGATGCCACCAGCTACTGAGCGGTGGCATTTTTTTGTGCTATTTGTTTCATATTTTGCAATTACGATGATGAATATTGCGATTTGTGAAACTATAATAACTGTTGTTTTATACAGTTCTAAGGGGGCGTTATGGCTATTTCAGTAAAGCCAGTATTGATAAGTGAGAAGCAAATGGAAGCGATAAAGAAAATTCAGGAGGAGCAGCGTAAAAAATCAGAGGTAGGAGTTGCGCCAACGATCCACGAAATTGCTCGGGGATTAATGGATAAGGCGCTGGCTTACACTTTAACTGGACGTGGGTAAATCAATGGCTACGTGGCAACAGGGTATTAATTCTGGTGGTTTTCTGGCTGGCATCGGTACGCAAAATGAGAATGCGCCAAAGGCAAGCGACATTAACGCAACGCTTGGTCTGATCCGCGAAAACAATGAACTGGCTCGCTCAGGTGCAAATAACGTTGGTCTGACCGCGTTACGTGGTCTGGCTGGAGTTGCTGATATTTATAAGCAGCAGCAACAGCAGGAGCGTAAAGCGGCATTCCAGAAAGGTTATGCAGATGCTTATGCGTCCGGCGACAGGGAGCAGATGCGTAATCTTATTACAGCATTCCCAGAAGAGTTTGAGGAAGTCCGTAAAGGGATGAGTTATGTCGATGATGCTCAAAGGGATGATTATGGCAATCTGGCGCTCAAAGCACAGGTAGCCTCATCGCTTGGTCCGGGCGCATTTGGCAGGTTCATGATGGATAATGAGCAGGAGATGCGTCGTTTAGGTATCCCTCCAGAAACTATTGCTGAAATGCAGGTTAATGACCCGCAGGGCTTCCAGCATTTCGCAGGTAATCTGGCGCTGTTTTCTCTCGGTCATGAGAAGTATTTCGATATCAAAGATCAAATGGAAGGTCGGGATATTGAGCGCGGCGAGTTGGCAGAGACAATCCGCAGCAATCAGGCTGGCGAAGCACTTCAGGCGAGAGGGCAGGATATTAGCCGAGCAAATGCGTTAACGTCAGCATATGCACCAACAGCAGCAATGCAGAATTACAATCAGTACGCTCAAATGTTAAAGGCGGATCCAGAGGGGGCGGCGGCATTTGCGGCAGCGGCTGGAATTAATACAAACGCCAAAAAATTAATGAGTGTTAGGGAAAACGATGATGGCACTGTCACAAAATACTACACAGACGGAAGTGAAGAGCAGGGAAAACTAAACCAGCCAATATCTGGAGATGGGTTTCGTCCAATAGCTTTGCCAACAGCTCAAAAGATCATGGAAAAGTCGCCAGAAGGGGCTAAAAAAGCTGCTGGATTTGCATACAGAGTTAGGGATGCTCTTGATTCAATGGATACACTGAAAGGCCAGATTAGCCCACAGCGAGTGGCGATCATTAATAATGCTTTGGGTAATGGGACGCTGGCTAACTTAACGCTCAGCCCAACAGAGCAGCAATACGTTGTTAATGCTAATGACGCAATAATGGCAATACTCCGTCAGGAAACAGGGGCAGCTATCGTACCTGCTGAAATGTCAAAATATTATCAAATGTATTTCCCTCAGCCTGGTGATTCCACAAAAACCATTGATACCAAGCGCCGGAAGATGGAAAACCAGTTCAATTCGCTGAAAGCTGCTTCTGGTCGAGCTTATGATGCTTTGCGGGTTATTTCAGCAGTTGACAGAGGAACTTCTTCTTCGTCGCAGACATTGCCGCAATCTGAGCAGGTATCACAGCCAGCAGCCAGCAGTAACTTTTCTTCACTATGGGGTGATTAATGGCTAAAGCATGGAAAGATGTTATCGCCTCTCCACAGTATCAGGCGTTAGCACCAGAACAAAAAACGCAGGCTCAGGAGCAATACTTCAACGAAGTCGTTGCCCCGCAAGCCGGAGAAAGTGTAGAGCAGGCTAAGCAGGCTTTTTATGCTGCCTATCCACTACCATCAACGAATGAAATAGACCGAGCCCAATCAGCAACTCAAAATATTCAACATACATCATCTGATAATTCTCTTGCGTCAGGGTATGCAAAGTTAGCGACTCAGCAAAGAGAGGGGCTTGAACGTTCAGCAGAACAGGGAGCCAGTCTTGGGGCTGCGATGCGCGATGCTATAACAGGCGAAAGCCGAATGACTCCAGAGATGGAGAGACTGCAAAATGTCGACCTTGCCCCAGAGTTAACCTCACTCAGCATGGATGCTCTAAAAGCTCGATGGTCTCAACTTTTCGGCTCTGACGCATCTCAGGAAAAGATTCTTCAGAGCATGGGAGCGAAATTAAGGCAGGATGAGAAGGGTAACACTATCGTTTCCCTACCATCCGGTGATTATGCTCTGAACAAGCCGGGTTTATCACCGCAAGACGTGGCATCGTTTCTGGCTAATGCGCTGGCGTTTACACCAGCGGGCAGGACCGGAACGGTGCTGGGGGCCATAGGGAAATCAGCAGCTACAGATTTAGCACTACAGGGAGCCACCAGCCTCGCTGGTGGAGAAGATATTGATCCGTTACAAACGGTAATCTCTGCTGGCATTGGCGGCATTGGTAAGGGTCTGGAGAATACAGTGAGTGCCGTTTCGAGGGCCGTTCGCGGTGATATGGCACCGGAAGCGAAAGCCGCTGTTGATTTTGCATCGGAAAGAACCCTACCGTTAATGACCAGTGACGTACTGAAAGATAAAAACACTGTGCAGAGTCTGGCCCAGAAAACAGGCGAAAAAATTCCTTTTTTTGGAACGGGTACGAACAGGCTGAATCAACAACAGGCTCGGGAAAATCTGGTCAGAACATATAACGATGGTCTGGGAGGCATTTCAGATAAACAGCTTTATGAGTCTGCTACTAAAGGGCAGCAAAAATTCATTGAGGCCGCAGGTAAGCGATATAACCGCATAATTGACGCTATGGGGGATACCCCTGTCGACCTATCAAACACGGTAAAAGCTATCGACAATCAGATTGCCGTGTTAAGCCGCCCGGGCAAATCTCAGGATAGAGCCGCGGTAAAAGTCTTGCAGCAATTTAAAGACGATATCACCAGCGGACCCAATGACCTGCGTCTGGCGAGAGAAAACAGAACTGACCTTCGAAAGCGGTTCATGAATTCAAACGAGACTGTTGATAAAGACACGCTCCAGAAAGCCAGCGATATTGTCTACAAGGCATATACGCTGGATATGAGAAGGGCAGTAGCCCAGAAACTGGGTTCAGAAGAAGCAGCCAATATGGCAAGGGTTGATCGCTCATGGTCTAAATTCAATGACATGATGGGAAGAACGCGCGTTCAAAAGGCAATAGCCAGCGGCAAGGCCACGCCTGAGGATGTAACAAAACTCGTGTTTAGCCAAAGCCCATCAGAACGTTCTCAGCTTTACAGGCTTCTGGATGACAATGGTAGGCAAAACGCACGAGCAGCCATAGTTCAGAATGCTGTAGATAAGGCGACTGATCCGTCTGGAAATATCAGTGTTGAGAAGTTTATTAATGCGTTACACCGGAACAGGAAGCAATCAGCAACTTTCTTTAAAGGCGTGCACGGAAAGGAACTGGACGGCATTATTAAATACCTCAACGATACCAGACAGGCGGCAAAGGTTGACGGTCAGAAATTAAACAGCCAGAAACTTTATGGCCTGCTGGTTGGTGGAGGCGCTATAAATGCGGCAGTTCTGGCGGGGATGCTGAAAACGGCTGCGTTTGTTGTTCCTGCTGCTGGTGCTTTAGGCGGAGCAGCGAAGGCATACGAAAGCCCTGTTATACGAAATGCCTTATTACGTCTGGCAAATACGCCAAAAGGTAGCACAGCATATGACAGAGCGATCAGTACAGTCACACAATCACTGACCACAGCAGCACAAGCATCGCAAAAGGAAGCTCAATAACAGATGACCATGGATGGTTGGCTATAATAGTAATTAGTTTTTTCAAATAGTTATGAACATTAACACTTGCCTTTAACATTGCCGACAAATGAGCCTGTAAATGAGCCTATATCAGATCGACTAATTGTTCGTGTATGGATCACTTTTCCGTCATTTGAGATTGCCCATGTGACAAGCGTCAGTTGACCATCTCGATAGCTTCTTCCCATCATGGCATTCGGAGATAGCGGGTAATAATCAATACCTCCACCTATACCATCTTTTGCCAAGATAAGATCCGCCTTCTCTTTACTTATTACCAAATGAAAGGTATCTGGTATAGATGATAACTTATAGTTATACCCATCTGAACTTGAGGCTTCTTGTCCTTTCAGATCACCAATAATCCAGCATTCAGCGTTCGCTCCAAAAGAAGCAAATAATAAACCGGAGACAACCAATCGCTTCAATTGATTCACACCAACCCTCCCTTTAGCGTTGTTTAGAATGGCAATCATCATATATCCAAGACATGGCATTTGGTACATAGCTTGGGTCGGGATTTCAAATCCGCCCCCGTTGATGGGGTCGTTACAGTACGCGCATATCCGCTTTATGTGAAACAGGAAGATTTTTCTGATATCACTGCCACAGCAAAACACCAATTTCGAGACAAGTACGCGCGCGAGGGGTATCAGTTGCAAAAAGTTTTGCAACTGCGTCCGACCAGTACGCACACAATGGGTAAGCGTAAACTGACCGCCGTATGTAGCCATCAGACGAGAATTGGTAACTTAGACGCCCATCTGATATAGACGGACATCTAAGTATGGAATTACAGGACTGGCGAAAAGAACCTCGTAAAAACTATTCGAATGAATTCAAACTTCGTATGGTGGAACTGGCATCACAACCTGGAGCTTGTGTTGCACAGATTGCACGTGAAAATGGCGTCAATGATAATGTTATTTTCAAATGGCTCAGGCTCTGGCAGAACGAAGGGCGTGTTTCGCGGCGTCTTCCGGTAACGACCTCTTCTGACACTGGCGTTGAATTATTACCTGTAGAAATAACGCCGGATGAGCAGAAAGAACCTGTGGCGGCCATTGCGCCGTCTTTATCCACTTCCACTCAGACCAGAGTCAGTGCCAGTTCCTGCAAGGTGGAATTCCGTCACGGTAACATGACGCTGGAAAATCCATCGCCAGAGCTGCTCACAGTGTTGATCCGTGAACTGACCGGGAGGGGAAGATGATCTCACTCCCATCAGGTACCCGTATCTGGCTCGTTGCCGGCGTTACCGATATGCGTAAATCC